CAAGAAATGCATATTGCTATTGGTCATTTAATATGTGGAATTATTGAAGAAGAGATTTTTGCGTAATACCAAGTTAATTTCAATTTCATTTTAGACATGTTTTATTTAGGATTTCATGATTTAAACAAAAAAGCTATATGTGTAAAACAAAACTCACATATAATTTATTATGATTTTATTGTAAAATATACTTCATGAAAAAATCATTTATCTAAAATTTTTTCTTTATATTTGGTACTTTAGAATTTGATAAAAATTAATTTTTTTGATAATTCTTAATTATATGGATAACTTATGGCTAAAGTTTACTGGATAACTGGACTTTCTGGCGTTGGTAAAACACCGCTTGCAATAAAACTAAAAGAAAGTTTGATGAAAAATCACCCTACAGTTTTAATTGATGGCGACCAAGTGAGAGAAATATTAAAACTAAAACTTGGAAATGATAAGAATTCAAGACTTGAGGTAGCTTATAAGTATTCAAATATCATAAAGTTGATAGTGTCACAGAATATAAATGTTGTATGTGCTACAATATCTCTATTTCATGAAATACATGATTATAATAGAAAAAATTTTAAGCAATATTGTGAAATCCTCATAAAAAAAGATATAAAAAAATTAATTTTGGAAGATAAAAAAAATATTTACTCAAAATCTTGAGATTGAACCTCAAGAAAACTTAATTCCTATTCCAATAGGCATTGCAAATAGAATGTGGCCTCATGGAAATATAAGCATTTGGAATATTGTTTTATCAAATTCACACTCCATTCTAAAGACAAACAATATATTTTTTAATTTTTCAATTGGTACAAATAAAACAAAAAGAACAAAATGTTATGATATAATATCAAAAAAAGGTATTGAAAATTTGCCAAATAGAGATTATCAATCCTATTTATATTTATTATCATCATATAAATTTGCAATTTGCCCTGAAGGAAACGGATTAGACACTCACAGATTGTGGGAATCTCTATATTTAAAAACAATACCTATTTGTTTAAAGAATCCAATTACAAACTATTATAGTAAACTTTTTCCAATTTATTTACTTGATGATTGGAATGATTTAGATTTAAACAAATTAGATCACTTCTATAACGAAAGTTTACAAAATTGGGAAAAAACTAATTACAGAGATAATTTAAATTTTAATTATTTTATAACAATATTTGCATAACATATTTACACACCGATTCATTTATTTTTTATAAAAAATAGAATTTTTATGTATCATGAAAATATCTAAAGATTTACGAATAACAATATAATTTCTTTCTTGTAAATATTTTATAATAGGTAAACTTGTATCATTATAATTATTTTCAAATCCAATTACATCTATATAAACTTTATCAAAATTAATAGATTTAATTACTTCAAACTCGGCACCTTCTACATCAATTGATAAATAATTTATATGCGATATTTTATTACTATCACACATTGTTTCTAATTTTTTAGTTTCCACTTCAATTAATTCTGTAGTTGAACCATAATGTTTATTTTCTCTTTGTAATCGTTGAATGTGCCTTTTGTCAAAAGTATCTTTAATTCCTGAAATCATTTCAGTATATCCTGTATTACATATAAATTCTGTATTTCCATCATATTACAAACAGCACAATTTATATTTATACAATTTGGTCTATTTACCAGTAAATCATTATATACCTTCTTTATAGGTTCAACATTTATACCTGTCCAATTATTATTTTCTTCAAAATACAAAGTATTATTTAAACTTTTTCCATCATGAGCGCCTACATCTACAAAAAAACCATTTTTGTAACCTTTGAATATATGTGTTTCTAAATACTCATCTTGTTTGTCTTGTGAATAAAACATAATATTATAATATGATATATTATATTTTTTTACTACATTAAACGAAGCAACTTTTAATGCACAAAAGTATAAAAAATATTTGACTATGTGAATAGCAACCATTGAATTAATTATTTTGAAACAACTTAAATTTATCTGCCTCCGCGCCAATGATGACAACTAATGTAATTGTGTTGTGAATTTTTACAATTATAATCATTTATATCTTTAATTGTACTTAATTGTTCGTCCCATGTAATTTTTCTTAATTTATATTCACCAGGATAATATAATTGTATATAATTAAAGTATAATTCATATTCAGATGCACCCGAACCACTAAATTTCTTTTTATCTATACAATATAAAAATATCTCCCAAAACTCTAGATTGGTGCAATTGTTTTCATTATATTCATTTTCAATTTTGCTGAACATATCATTAAGGTAATTCTTATTAAAAATCATATGATGACTTATTCCAGACACATTACTTACTTGTTTTAGATCTTTATGTAGCCTTTTCATATGTTCAAAATAAGGTTTATGTACAGACGCAGTAACAAAGTTATATAATGGTATATTATCTTCAAAAAATAATGTTGGTTTAATAAACATAGTGTCACAATCAATTGTTAAATAATATTCTGATAAATCTGATATTATATCTTTTGCATATAATTTGATCAACTGTTGAAAATACCAACCATGTCTCTTTTTTTCATTTGGGAACATTTCTGAAATCTTAGCTTTAAAAGGTAACGCCGATTCATGAATAATAATGCAATCATCTCTTTTTAAGTTTGAATCATATGTTATAACATAAATATTGCGATGAATTATATTTTTTTTGTTATGCTTAAGGTTTAAATCTAATATATTATCATCATTAGGTCCATGACAAATAACAATGTCCATATATTATATTAATATAAGTTATATTTATATTAATATAAGTTATATTTATATTCATGTAATTTTATTATACATAATACTCCTCGAATGTTGTGTATCCATATTTAACACAAAAACTATTTAAATCTTCCATTAATTGTTTGTTAATAGATAAAAAATCTTCCTTTGAAATTGTAATCAAATATTTCATGATTTTCCTTAAAATTCCACATATCTCATCTCAATTGGACTATTTACACAATTTCGGATTTCAAAGAGCCGCCACAAACATCATCACACATTGTGGCTGGGGAGACGCATTCTACATCAAAACCAAAACCACTTAACCATACAACATCCTTAATTGGGAATACGTCAACGGCTCACCCGTTTCCGGATGTAAACACATCTGTTGGAAACCCTTCTCCAATGTATCATGACAAACTATATCTACTATCCTCTTATTGTTTGCATCCATATTCCCATAATTTTGTTGTAATAAAGACTTAAAATCGTTCAGTATTACTTCTCTTTTTGTAGTCACCTTCTCTACTACACCGCATTCACTATCATCTACACTATCATCTATCACCACCTCCTTTAATATATCCTCCTCCTTTACCTCTACGTTTACTCGTTTTGTGTTCAAATTTCCCATTTTCAGTTTATACATTAATAGTATACCACCGATATTATCAATTTTATGTAAAAATTGATAAAATACTTATTTAAAAATTAACTCCATAATACATATAATGGTACTTATTTGCGATAAACCTTATCAAAACAACGACTTCCAACCCCACTTTGATTTATATCCCTTCCCACTCAGCGATTTTCAAAAATACGCTATACAAGCCATCGTTGAAGGAAATCATACTCTCGTCACTGCACACACCGGATCCGGTAAAACATTACCTGCCGAATTCGCTATTCATCATTTCAATCAAAAACAAAAAAAAATCATTTATACAAGTCCTATCAAAGCACTCTCCAACCAAAAATTTCACGACTTTTCATTAAAATTTCCACACATCTCTTTTGGATTATTTACAGGAGATATTAAAACAAACCCTGATGCCGACGTTCTCATCATGACCACTGAAATACTCATGAACTATCTATTCAATCTAAATCAACAAACCGAACAACCTCAACTACAATTTGAAATGGACATTCATAACGACCTCGCATGCGTCGTATTTGATGAAGTACACTACATCAACGACAAAGATAGAGGACAAGTATGGGAAAAAACAATCATGCTACTTCCACCACATATCCAAATGGTCATGCTATCCGCCACTATTGACAATCCACAAGGCTTCGCCAATTGGTGCGAAAATATACACACAAACTCCAACAAAACCGTATACCTATCATCCACCGACCATCGCGTTGTACCCCTCACCCATTACGCATTCATGACACATACCGAATCCATTTTTAAATACGTCACCGACAAAGTCATCCAAAAACAAATTAGAGACAATACCAACCGACTCATACTCCTCAAAGATCACAACGGCAACTTTAATGAAACCGGGTACAACACTGTAATTAAAATGCAAAAACTATTTCAAACTAATAATCAGTTTATGAAACGAAAACACGTACTAAATCAACTCGCTTCCTTCTTAAAAAATAAAGATATGCTGCCCGCCATCGCATTCATCTTCTCAAGAAAACTTGTTGAAAGCTGCGCTCTTGATATTACCACACCTTTACTTGAATTTGATAGCAAAATACCATACACAGTTGAAAAAGAATGTGAACAAATCATTCGCAAATTACCTAATTATCATGAATATATGCAACTACCTGAATATAAAACACTCGTATTTTTATTACAAAAAGGCATCGGTATACATCATTCCGGCATGATACCCATCTTGCGCGAAATCGTTGAACTTATGATCTCCAAAAAATACATTAAACTATTATTCGCCACTGAATCATTCGCCATCGGACTGGATTGCCCTATCAAAACCGCCATATTTACTAATATCACCAAATTTGATGGAACCTCCGAAAGATTCCTCCATTCACACGAATATACACAAATGGCCGGAAGAGCCGGGAGAAGAGGCATTGACAAACTCGGTTACGTCGTACATTGTAACAACCTCTTTCACACCCCTTCTAAAACCGGATACCTAAATATACTCTCAAACAAACCTCAAAAATTAATCTCCAAATTTTATATCTCTTACTCCCTCATACTTAATTACCTCAAAAACAATCCCTCCGCCAATATATTCAACATCTCCTCATTCTGTCAAAAAAGTATGATCACGGACTCTATCGCCATATCTAAAAATAATATCATCAACGAAATACAGAACAAACAAAATGAGAAGAATATTCCTTACACTTTTAAAACACCCGAAGATACCATGAAAACCTACATTGAACAATTATTCACACTTGACTCTCCATCCAGCAATCAGAAAAAAAAACAAAAGACACAAAAACTGATAAACTCACTCTTACTTGAAAATAAATATTTAGAAAATGACTACAAACAAATACAAAAAACACAAACATTATCTAAACAAATCACTTCTTTAGAAGAAGATCTCGCCTCCTACGATTATTTCTTTCAAACCAATATTCAAACAATCATTGATATACTTTCCGATGACGGATTTATACAACAAGAAGACGACAACAAATACTCACTCACCGAAGATGGCATTATGGGATCTCACATTGCAGAAGTTCACCCCATCATCTTATGCCGTCTAATCAAACATTGGGATTACTTCTCCGAATTCAACTATTTACAAATGATTGGCCTATTCTCTTGCTTTACAGACATTAAACTACATTCCGACGATAAAACCTTTGAACCATCCTCTGAAGACTCCTTCTTAAATAGCAAAATATATGAACTATTACAATTATATGAAGGATATAATGATCTAGAACATGCCAAACAAATTCAAACCGGTATCAAATACGACGACGCTCTACAATATGATATCATTGATCTTACCAAACAATGGTGCTTATGTGAAAACGAAACCGATTGTAGAATTTTCATTGAAAAAGACCTTTACGAATGGAATATATCCATCGGTGACTTCACAAAAGCCATGTTAAAAATCGTAACCATCACAAAAGAACTCATTAATGTTTTTGAAACAATACCCACCCTCACAAATCACCTAGACACTTTAGAAAAATTAAAAAGGATTGAACCATCTGTATTGAAATATGTTATGACGTCTCAAAGTCTATACGTATAACCTACCACATATATGTATAAAATTGAATACTCTATTATCATCCACTCTTTTTTATACAATATGTCCGAATTAATTCCATTTAAATTTAAATACCATCATAAAATAGCATGTGGATTGAGCGATACCGAATTATCTGCTTATCCCGATTGGCTTGACTCAAAATACTCTAAATACGAATTCTTAAACTGCTATGTTACATTTACGAATTCCAAAAAAGAAACAACGATTAAAACTGGGAGATTTCTCGGTGTTGAAACTATACCCAACTCTAACGAAAACATAATTAGACTATACACTACCGGCGAGAATAATACAGATTTAATCCACAATATTGCCTACCCTCTAATGTACGATGCAAGACACAAATATCGCCAATTAATGCGTTACGTTATTGAATCTGAATATTCCACCACTATTGCAGTTGATATGTACGATTATTATACATATTACCTTTTACTACTATACGCTAGAAAAGTAAAAATACATGAAAAAATCAATAGCGACTGCTTTTATTATATTTCTACATTCTTAAAACCTTTACAATTAAAAGGATATGATATTATTTGGAATAAATAACATAATATATTTAATAATCACCTACTATATATTAATGGTCACCTCACCTTTACACACAATCATTGAAGAAAACAGCAACCAATCTTCCGAAGCCGCATTTATGTCATATAACACCGATTATGAAGAATTTAAACAGAATGAATTTAAACAAAGTGAACTACAAGATAATTCCTCATTCACACTCTTGTTAAAAGGAATCATCGTATTCACTTTTTTTATCATGTGCATAATCATTATATTCTTTATTTACTACAACATACACAGAATATAATTTACCACCTTTCTTTTTAGTCGGTCTAATTACGA